TTGTGCTCGACTTTATTCACCCACCAATCAAGTATGTGAAGATTGATAGATATGATACATGGTCAATGGATTATACCTTGTCTTATATCATTCTACCAATGTTGAAACAATTGAAAGAAGAAACTCACGGTTCACCATGGATTGATGATGAAGATGTGCCTACTGAGTTGCGTAGTTCAAAAAGAAAAACAAAATCAAAACGTCATTCTAATCCTGATATTCAAATGTTGGATATGGACGAGGATGATTTAATTCATAAACGCTGGGCATGGGTGCTTGATGAAATGATTTGGGCATTTGAACAGAAAGTTGCTGATGATCCTGAATTGAAATTCTTTGATTACACCGAATGTGGTGATAAATTACCTTGGGACGAAAATTATACTGGACCAAAGGTTGATTGGGATGGACTAAATGCACACAATGAACGAAAGCGTAATGCATTTAGATTGTTTGGTAAGTATTATGAAAACTTATGGGACTAAAATGTTATCTTACTATCATTATTGGCAGGCTTTGAAACGATTAGAATCATCACAGAAAACAATTGAAATGATGGAACCAGATGTACCAAATATGGTTCAAGCACAGCATGAGATGATTGAAAGAGAAGTGGAATATTACCAAGAAGAATCTAACAAGTTTACCTCAATTGTATTGACTTTAATTGTGTTTTTTAGTATAATGTTAGTATTATACACTCAAGGAATGTTTCATGTTTAAAAAAATTAATGAATGGTTACAAGCAAATAAAACTTTGTTTTTTGTGGCAGTTGTTGTATTTGGTTTAACATTTTATTACACTCCGTATTTTATGAATACTCCTGTCAATGGTAACTTTGATGGTGGTATTCAAAACAAATTGGTTTGGTCCGTTAAAGGAGAATGTTTTTTTGTTCGACCATTAAACCAAACCGATACATTGTTGGTTCGTGTTAAAGATTGTGATAAAGGTGAAGTAATTCAAAAGGTAGGTAAATGAAAACAAACGGTGATTTTAAATTAAGTAAAGAAACAAAACGTATGCTTGCTCTAATGCCATGTGATAAACGAGGCCATTGGAAAAACATGATGATTGAAGCAGAAGTTTTGGAAAAGCGTGCCAGATTGGCCAAACTGAAAGAAAATAAATCTGAAAAAGGAGAAGTATGATGGCTTTATTCGTTGAAGTGGACTCAGTAGAAAAAGATTGTAAAGTGATTGTTAATTTGGACGGTGTTGGCGAAATTGCACCACTAACCAGTGGTGGTTGTGCATTGTTTATGCTTCAAGGTGGTACAATGAAAGTCAAAAATAGTTTTGATGATTTCAAACAATTCGCAATGCAAACAGTATCGAGTGAAGATATTGCAAAACGTGTTAAAGCACTTAAAGGCGGAGCCAGACCATTGGAGATTCCAACACTATGAGTAAGTTTACATTTATCTGTGAAGATGATCCAATGCCATTTGCTGATGCCATTGTCACCAAAAAAACGTTTGAGTTTAATGCTGACCATTTAGATGGTGTCATTAGTGAGTTTGAAACTTTTTTAAAGGGTTGTGGATATCACATCGATGGTAATTTAGAAATTGTAGAAGAATCAAAATCTCTCGGTCAAATTTATTCAAAAGATGGACACAAAGATGATTTGGATGATTTGGATTCCATTTTCTCTGGCAGAAAAAGTTTAATTCGATCTGATGATTGTTGATGAACGATTTATTTTATAATTTGTTTGATTGGATTCGTGATGATTGGAAATCAAATAAGTTCCGTTTTATCGTGGAATTATTGGCATGGGCAATATCTATTGGTTGTTCTGTTACAATGGCTCTCACCGTTCCTAACCCACCGTTACTCATATTATATCCAATTTGGATTCTCGGTTGTGCTATGTATGGTTGGGCTGCTTATACTCGCAAATCTTTTGGTATGGTCGCTAATTACGTTTTACTTACTACTATTGATACAATTGGCCTAATGAGAATGTTATGAATATTTTTTATCTAGATAATGATCCTGTGAAATGTGCTGAAATGCATGTTGACCGCCATGTTTGCAAAATGGTAATTGAGTATGCTCAGTTGCTCTCTACTGCACACCGTGTGCTTGATGGTGAGATGTACTTTGGTAAAACAACCAATAATCGCAATATCAAGCGGTGGCGCCTGCCAGATGAGCGTGAAGAACGATTGATGAAGCCTACGATGATGAACCATCCATCAGCCATATGGGTTCGCCAAAGTAAGGCCAACTATACTTGGCTCTATAATATGTGGTGTGAACTACTTAAAGAGTTTACATATCGTTATGGTAAAGTTCATGCCACGGCACGATTGATACCTGACTTGGCTCGTGTACCAGATAATTGTCCAGTTGGTTCGTTTACTGGTCCTACACCTGCCATGCCGGATGACTGTAAAGTACCAGGTAATTCATTGCAATCTTATCATAACTATTATCGTATGAATAAATCACACCTTTGGTCATGGAAAGGTAAGATAAATAAGAGAGAAGTACCGGTCTTTATGAAAGAATGGTTCCGAAAAATGAATGAATCACTTGCCCATGAGTATAGTTAATGCCAACCTATGATTTTTTGAATAAACAAACCAATCAAGTCGAAGAACACCGTATGTCTTACACGGTGCTAGACGAATTCAAACAAAATAATCCCCATTTAGAATTACATATATCTGCAGATAATCTACCAGTATTTTCGGATGCTGGTCGTATGTCTGTTCCTGGTACCAAAACTGCTGATGCTGCCTTTGAACGAGGCGTAATACAAAGAATCAAAGATACGGTACCCGGAAATACTTTACACAAATCACACAAAACGAAGATGCCTAGAGAATGGTAATAGTGAACAACCAACTCCCTTACTTACTTAACATCAGGAGGTCAGATAATGGCAAAGTTAATCCTGTAGAAAAAACTCATAAAATTCCCAAGTATAATAAAGATAATAACAGGAGTTTAGATGAGCAAAAAAAGAATGATGTCAAAGCAGCAGCGGTTATATTACGAACAAAACAAAAAAGAAAGAGTTAGAGAAGAACTTGTCGAATATATAAAAGACAAGCATTTAATAGAAAAAAATAAACCTGATGACGGATTAGCTAAAAATATATTATATTGAGGATTTAAATGAATAAGAATGTGCAGTTTGATGATTTCGTAGGCATATACGATGGTTTCTACAGTAGCGAATACTGTAAAGCGATGATTGATTACTTTGAAGAACTTGATGCTATGGGAAAAACATGGCAAAGAGATTACACAACTGAAACTTTTAAATCTGATACATCAACATCATTACTTGATCCTAAAACTATTTCATTTTCTAGAGATAATCTAGGTGATCATTTTGAAACATTCACAAACACCTTTTGGCAAGAGTGTTATCCTTTATACGCCAAAGAATTCTCCGTAATTAAAAATATGCCACAACAAATGATCTACACTATAAAAGTGCAGAGAACAAAACCAACAGAAGGTTATCATATTTGGCATTGTGAGAATGGCAGCCGTGATATGAATGCTCGATTAGGAGTTTTCTTATTATATTTGAATTCGATTAATAAGGGTGGTGAAACTGAATTTTTATACACAGGCCAAAGAATCGATCCAGTAGAAGGTCGATTAGTAGTATGGCCATCAGCCTATACACATACACACCGTGGTAACCCACCACTTGGTGGACAAACCAAGTATGTTATTACTGGTTGGATTGAGTTTGTGAATTAAAATGTTTAACTATTGCCCACCAAAAAACCTCGAAGATTTAGAAGCACAAACATTTCCTGATGGCAGAAGATTCTATCTATTACCAGATGGCACAAAATTACCATCAGTAACAACTGTTCTTGGTGCTCAGAAGAAACAGGCCATCATGGAATGGCGTAAGCGTGTGGGTGAAGATGTTGCCAATGCAATCACAAAGAAAGCAACCTCTCGTGGTACAGCAGTTCACGTTTTATGTGAAGATTATCTAAACAATAAAGTGGTTGAACCTGGTGTTAAACTAGATGCCTATGAGATGTTTTTATCAATCAAACCATTTCTCAATCGAATTAACAATATACACTATCAAGAACAGGCACTATGGTCTAAACAATTAGGCATGGCAGGTCGTGTTGATTGTATTGGTGAGTTTGATGGTGAATTATCTGTGATTGATTTCAAAACATCAAAGAATATAAAAACAAGAGATGATATCAAAGAATACTTTTGGCAAACTGCGGCATATGCATTGATGTATGAAGATATGATTGATACACCAATTAATAATACTGTAATTATTATGGCAGTAGAGAATGAAAAGCCATTATTATTCCAACAAAAGACGGCTGAATATATAGATGGATTAGTCGAGGCTATAATTTATTACGGAAAACAAAAATGAAAAAACTATTACTCTCATTATTATTTGTACCAATGTTGGCTTTTGCACAACAACAAAAAACTGGTGTAACATACAATGCAACACTCACTAGAGTTATTGATGGTGATACTGTGGCATTTCAAGCGTTATGGTTACCAGAACCATTAAAGAAAGAATTATCAATTCGTGTATTTGGTGTTGATACACCAGAAAAAGGCCATCGTGCTCAATGTCCGTCAGAAGATGCACGAGGACAAGCGGCCACAGCATTTACCAAGAAAATGGTAGAACAGGCCACAACTCGGCAAGTGGTATTAATGAGTTGGGACAAGTATGGTGGTCGTGTCCTAGGTGATGTATTACTGAATGGTCAATCGTTGCGTTCCATGTTGATCCAACAAGGATATGCACGGGAATACTATGGTGAGGCCAAGACCAGTTGGTGTCCATAAAGTTGGTATGTTTCCTATTTCATAATATAAAATAGGTGGTAGGACGGGACTTTTTGTGGTAATAATGAACAAATCGCTTGCCTATATAAGTATAAACACTTATAATAGGACACTATGAACAAATATTGGAAAAAACTCTGCACACCCGAGCAAAACGAAAGACAGTACGGGGCTTTAAAATTTTTGGCTGGTGGTCTAAGTTTTCTTTTTGTTATTTGGTTACTAGAAAGGATACTGTAATGCCTAGCAAAGAATGTGTAAGACAAGTTAAAGTAAAAAGTTTTGCATTTTACACCGGTGCCTGTGCTTTTGCATTGGGTGTAATTACAATGCTTTTTGTGTTGAAGTAATTCGTAGAAGTTGTTTAAAGGAAGATTCTATGAAAGTTAAAGAGTTAATTAAAAAACTATATGAAGCTGAAGTTCATCATAATGTTGAAAAGGTTAAAAAACTTTGGCTTAAGTTACTGAAAAAATCTTTGAAACATAAGCATACTGAAGCTGTAAAGTAATTCGTAGAAGTTGTTTGAAAGTTGTTGTGGACGTGGGTGCGATTCCCACCACCTCCACCAAAAGTATATTAACGAACCGAGTTTCCGGTAGCAAACACACATTATAGTTGTGGTAATATACTTCTGATGGGGGTGCCTAGATTCGACATGGCAATAATTAGAACAATGGAGAATCGCCAGAGAAGGCGTAATCACTAATTGAATTAAACGCAAACGATAATATGTATGCACTTGCTGCCTAACAGGTAAGCGGAGTTTCGCCAGGTGAACTTAGCAACAGAATCACCTGGATAAATAAATCACCAGCATCACACAAACCGCTGGTAATACACATAAACACACACAAGGAGAAGTAAATGAGTATGACACCCTATGAGATACGGCTAGAACTCTTAAAAATGGCCAAAGAAATGCTCACCGATGACTATTATGGCAAGCGTGAAGTTATTTCAAACGAGTGGACAACCAAGGTAGAAGAATCCAAGATTAACGGAACTCCTTCACCACAACACCCAGGTTTTCCACCATTTCCCTCCGAAGAAGAAATCATTAAAAAAGCAGAGATGCTCAATGGTTTCGTTTCGCAAACCCCTCCACAACCTGAAGTAAAAATTACAAAGAAAACGAATTCGTAATTGGAGACCAAGGCGGTCAGATGTTTGGCCGCCGCAATCAATAAGGAAGAAAGATGTTTAAATTTAACACACAGAAGTTTAACACATTAGCAGTAATATTAGCTGTATTAACAATAGTATATACAGCACCAACTCTATCGAGAGAGTTTATTACAAATACAACACAAAAACAAGTATCAGCGGATTATTTAAAACAAGTTGAATGCCTCGCCAAAAATATTTACTATGAGTCCGCAGGTGAATCTTATGAGGGTAAATTGGCCGTAGCACAGGTCACAATGAATCGTGTTAAGAGTGGTCAATTTCCTACAGACATATGCGCTGTTGTTTATCAAAAAACAACGGATCAAAATTTAAGAACCGTATGCCAATTTTCATGGACTTGTATGGTCAAAGAAATGGTACATGGACAGGATCGGTATAGATGGGAAGAATCTCTACTAATTGCAAAAAGAGCATTGACAGTTTCAGTTTTACATGATAAAATAGCAGAAACAAACGCATTGTATTACCATGCAGTTTATGTAAATCCTGGCTGGAATAAACAAAAGGTTGTAACGAAAATAGGTAATCATATATTTTACAGTAGAATTTAAATTATGCCTAATCGTGAAGAAATTAAAAAATTTAGTATGATGATTGAACAAATGGTAACAGATAAACGAATAGGTTATATGGACGCTATCTGTCACCATTGTAAAGAAACTGGTTTAGAAGTTGAAGTGGCTGCCACCTTAATCTCATCCGCTCTGAAAGCAAAGATTAAAGAAGAGGCACAAGATAACAATATGTTGAAGAAAAGTTCTAAACTGCCTATATGAAAAGAATGTTGTGTAAGATACCACACATAATTCATATAGAAAACTTTTTAACAAATGATGAATGTGATGATATCACCAAAGCCGGTGATCCTTTACTGACGGATTCAAATGTCGTAAATGTTGATACTGGTTTCAATGAAAAGATGGACAGTTTTAGAATTAGTAAAGACTGTTGGTTTGATCATGGTAATCCTCTAGTAGTAAATCTCCACGATAAAATAGAAAAAGAAATAGGTATCAGTAAGAAAAGATTTGAAGCCTTAACAATGCTTCGTTATGATATTGGTGGTCGTTATGTACCACATTGGGATTACTTTGAAGATGTGATACCAACATATAATGATATTGTTGCTGGTGTTGGTAATAGAGTAGGCACAGTTATTGTTTACCTCAATGATGTTGAAGAAGGTGGTCAAACCACATTCACAAAATTAAATCTATCGGTTGACCCCAAAAAAGGAAGTATGTTATACTTTCGATATGATTACAAAAATAAAAATGATAACATAAACACAATGCATTCAGGTGAACCGGTGATAAAAGGTCACAAATATATTGTAACAACTTGGATTAGGGAACTTCCGTTTTCATTATGATTGAGAATTCAGGCTTTGCTGCGTTTGCGATGTTTCATGCAATGAAATTGCATTTTACATCCGACAGTTATGATTACATCAAATACAATGGTAAGACCAATGTTACCAAAACAACATTCTCTACCAGAAAAGACAAATATTCATTCTACCGATTATCTCGTAAATTTGGATTGACAGAATTAAAAGATTATTATATTGCCAATTTTTTGGTAGATGATGTTCAATGGGTTGGTGATATATTAGGACCAGAATCCGAAGAAAATTACAAAAAGTGGCAGAAAAGAATACAAAGCTTGACTTATACCTTTGAAAATGATATAATTGTATTATTGAATAAAGTAGAGAATCCAAATGATTTATTGGTGGTAAGAAGCAATGAATTTCCTAAGTTGATGCAATATACTACACAAGGAGATGTAACACTTGAAACACTTATCATTTTGAACGACCTAATGAATTTTTTCCCAATGTGGGAAAAAGAAATATATGATGATATTGTTTGGCCTAATTTTAAAACCAAATGTGTGAAGTATAAACCATTTCTACATTATGATAAAGAAAAGTTCAAACAAATTTTGAAAGAAAAGATTAAAGAATATGCATAAGATTACCAAGATTTACTTAGACATGGATGGTGTGATTGCAGATTTCAATAGACGATACAAAGAATTGTATAAGATTGAACCAAAAGAAGCAGACACATATAAAACCTTTGATAAGTTTTTCACCATGTTCATTGCTGACAGACAATTTGCCAAATTGGATTTAATGCCTGATGCCATGGAGTTAATTAACTATCTCAGGTCATTGCCAATACCAACGGAAATTCTATCTTCAACATCATCTGAAAAGCGTGATGCAGAGATTAGAGAACAAAAGATTGATTGGTTGAATAAACACAACCTTGAGTTTCCCGTTAACTTGGTACCAGGTAAAAGATTAAAGAGAACTTTCTCTAATGTAAATTCGCTATTGATTGATGATACCTCACAGAATATCGATCAATGGCGAGTAGAGGGTGGTATTGGTATACTTCACACAGACACCATTACTACCATCGGTATTTTGAAAATGTATGCTTGACATTGGATAAATATTCTTATATAATGAATAATGTGG